ATGTCGCCACACCAAGATTGCTCGGCATATCCAAGACATATCGGTTCTCGATGTTTGAGTTCTTCGGCAACGACAAACAATCCTTCTCGATCATTCCGCCGTTGTCGATGATGATCAGATGTTCAACCGCATAGTCGATTGTTCTGATACATCGTTCAAGTAGGTCATATCGGTTGAGTACGGGTATGACTATGACCGGCACCATGCAGACAGCTCCTTCATTGCAGGCTTCCAAAACTGCTCAAAAACCTTGTCGGCTCCGTACCCTAGGGCATGGGTGATCGCGTCCTGAGAACGGCTTCTAGGCGCGTTATAGGCCATCTTCAGGGCATTGACGATGTCGGGTACGTTCGGTGTGAAGAACCATGAAGCCTGCGCCGCATCCCACCACGGCTGACCATCAACCGTCCAGCCGTCACCGACCAGTTCAGGTTGCGCCGTGAAGTTAGAAACAATCACCCGCGTCCCACAGGCCTGTGCCTCAATGACTGGAATGCCGAAACCTTCACCCATCGAGCAGGCAAGAAGAACATCGGACGCCGTGTACATCGCAGCCATCACATTCTGAGGTAACGAATGACGATACGCATACTGATCAACAACCTTGTATCTATCCTTCGACACACCGACCGCATCCAACAATGTCGGCAAACTAATCCCAGACATCGCACCATCAGGCTCCGTGTACAAATACAACACAGCATCAGGATGATCCTTGGCGAAGATAGAGAACGCAAGAATGTTCTCGGCCCAAGCCTTACGCGCAGGCTGCGAACCTTTATTCGTCGCAACCATAGACACCACGAACCTGTCCTCTTCCCAACCCATGAACTCTCGACCAGTCATCTTGCGACCGTTCGCAAGCATCACAGAATCGGTCGGCTGGAACACAGGCTCGATTGCGTGAGGAACATACAAGTGTTCAACACCTGCCGTCTCCAACATTCGTGAACCAAACTTCGACATCGCTATCGGACGCACATTGTCACGCTCACACCACCTCAACACATCTGGCGGTGTCGGCTGATGATCGATAGGAACCCACGATGCGATGTTCTTCAAAGTTTTCAATGATTCAGATTTCAACACCCACACATCAAACAAAGTCATCAACAACGTCGGTGTCGACAGATCCTGATTCGCCCACTCCATGGTGTGCGCGACAACGACATCATCGCTGTATGTTGCGAGTCCTTGCGGATAGATTTTGAAACCATTCCAAGTTGATGTCGCGCCTGACAGGCCGTACATCGCGTGGACTGCTACTTGGTGGTCTTCTTTCGCGAGCCTTTGGATGACTTGCGCGGTTTGCTGTCCGTATCCTGTGGAAGCCCATGGAGCATTGCTGTACCAGAGGACTCTGAGTCTGTCGGGATTGGTAGGTCGGACACCTCCAACGAGTGCGCTACGCCCGCTCGGAGCAAACGCTCCGCTAAATACCCTGGCATCTCCACCGGTATGCCTTTGACTATTACGGTTTGCCACATGATCCTCCTAAGAATAGTGCAGAAATGGAAAGTCCACGGCCAACCCTGCACGAAATGGCCGTGGACTTAATCCTAGTCACAGTCCTTGCGGACTGTCATGTCTGTTTATCGGTTGCTCTAATTAAGCAGCGTTACCGATGAAGTGTTTGACATGTGATGTTTGTGGCAAGTTGCCATCGACACGCATTGTTGCGCGGAAGGTAACAAGGCCTGAGCTGAATGCGAAGTCATCGCTTCGATCCAACTTGATGCCGCCAACTTGACGAACATAGTACGAAGGAAGGTGTCCGAAAATTACCGACTTCGCGCTAACTGCTGTGTCAACGATTGCTGGGTTCTCGTATACAGGGTATCCGAGGAGCAAGTCTTGTGCGTCAGCATTGAGTGCTGGTGCGAAGACGTAGTTGCCTGCGGTGTCCTTCAACGAACGCATTGCTGCGATTGACTTCGAGTTCATCTGGAAGCCCGAACCTGCAAGACGACGACCTGCTGTGTCTACCGAGTAGACGAGGCTGATCAAGTTGTCTGCTGTGAACGCACCAGATACACCCGTTCCGCCAGTTACGCCGGCAGCTGATGCTGCGACGATACCTTTTGGTTGGTTTGTGCCTGAACCAGTTGTCAACGCTGCGTTGACACGGTAGCCAAGTTCGTTGCCGACTTGATCTGCCAAGAATGACAAGATGTCGACACCGCTGTCTTCGATCAACTCTGTTGAGAGTTGAACAAGGAACGAATACTTGTATGCACCAAGTGTGATGAACGAGTTGAACACTGGATCTGATTCAGCGATTGCTGTGCCTTCACCTGTGATTGCTGCGGTTGAATACTGAGCAAGTGATGGAATCTGAAGATTCTCACCCGATGCGGTGTTCAATACAGTTGATGTCTGGAGCATCGGACCAACGTGACGAGCAAGCATGATGACCTGATCGTAGAAAGATGTTGGAACTGGTGAACCAGTTGATGTCTTTACAACATCACGCTTTTCAAACGAGTACGAACGAATCTCGCCCTTTGCCATCGAGCGGATAACTTCTGCATCCGAACGAACACCGCGTGGTGCATCAGCGACTGGACGAACCTGGTCTGCGATGTCACGAGTTGCTGCTTCAAGACGAAGTTCACGGGCCTCATCGGCGCGGAGCTTCTCGATTGTTGCTTGGCGATCCTCAAGTTCTTTGCTGATGCGCTCGTATGTCTGAGTCTCTTCTGCTGTCAAGTCACGCTTCTCAGCGGTTGCAACATCAAGAATCTTCTTTGCGGCTTCCCACGCTGTAGCGCGTTGAGCCATTTGTTGTTCAATGAATTGTTTCATGATTTCTCCATGATTGGTTGATATGTGGATGCGCAGGATTGTTTATTCCGATGGCGCGGGTCGCTGACCAATCTCTAGTCGTAGCGGGACGCTTACCGACAGACCGAGTGTATATGAGAAACTAGAAAGTTTTCAACAGTTCAAGATGTTTCGCCAACAGATTCACCGACGAAGGAACCTTGGCTGGTTCGGCTCGAAGTTTGCTGACCGCGCTCGACAACAAATCAGCCGACTCATCCGACAAAGTGCCACCAGCCTCAAGGACCGTGATCGCTTCAGCGAGTTTGTCTGCGTCAACACCTGTGCGCTCGGCAAGGATGTCAAGAGATCGGACAGAAGCCGAAGTGGCCGTATAAGCAGGGAACCCTGTCACGACCGAAACCTCATGCAAACGTACCTGACGCAGTTCGCGAGTCATGCCGTCATCTGACCATTTGTCGCCACCGGCAGGAACCGAGAACCCGAACGACATCGAGTCAACATCGCCGCGCTTCATCAACACCGACAAGTCACGACCGACTGTCGTGTCTGGAAGATCGGCGTTCACCAACAAACCTTTTGAATCCTCTTCAAGACGCAAAGTCTTTGAACGTGTCGAAGCAAGAAGCATTGACGAGTCATGGTTCATGTACATCTTGATTGTGTTGCGACCCTTCAAAGATTTCTTGAATGCACCTGGTGCGATTCGCTCGATGAACGGCAACGGTTCGGAATCAGAATTGAAGACTGCCGCGTAACCTGTGAAAGACATTCCGTCACCAGTAGGACCTTGACGCAATTCGAAGTCGTTGATATGAATGCGGCGTGTCTCTAGTGATTCGCTCATGCCGTCAATCATAACAACATTCACGGCCAAGGTTCTAGAAGATCTCGGATGATCTTTGGGAAGCAGATCATTGTCGGTGATATAGGCAGGATTCTCAGGACGACCGTTGCGCAACAAATACAAGAATGAATTGACCCGCGCATACGCCCACTGATTCCTGGTCATGCCTGGACGGTGAGATGTCGAATATGCTCCGGCACCGCGACGGAACACGGTTCTCAACATGCCGACAGTTGCCCGCTTCCAAGACGGATCCGCACCATCAAGTTTCGAGTTATGTTCATCGGCCTTGTTCTTCAAACCTTCTTCGATCGCTTCGGTCAATTCGATTGTGTCCGACCCAGCAGGAGCTTTCGCCGATCCTTTTGGATTCTTATCTGAACCAACAATCTGGTCTGATGGTGGTGCTGGTGCGCGTTCGGATTGGATTGCTTCAGATTTTCTTGCGAACCAATCTCGTGCCGGCTGAGGATTCAACGGGTTGATGCCCCACAAATAGTGTGCGACCGCACCCGCACCAGGGAACTGGTCGTTGGTCGAGTCCGAGTTCTTTGGTGCTTGTAGGTCTACGGCGTGTCTTTGCGCCCATGCGTTCGCTCGCACAACTTTGTCTTCGGTGATGTCGCCTCGCGCCATGTCTCGTGCCTCACGAACGGTTCTATCGACCAGCCCTTCACCCGCAAGACCTTGACCGTAGTAGTCCAATCCTTTTCGGGCTGCGGTGCGAATGTAGACAGGAACTTCGAGAGATACTTGACGCACCGACTCTTCTTCTTCTTCTTCTTCTTCTTCTTCTTCTTCTTCTTCTTCTTCTTCTTCTTCCATCTCTTCTTCATGTGGTTGCCATGCGTTGCAATAGAATCCGCCGTCAACATACTCATCCCACTTCTCGCACCATGCTTTCAGATTGTCGCCATCTGCGATCACGTTGTCGTCATCGTAGAACGCACAGTTCCCGCAAGCGCGACCTTCAGGAACATCAGGCGACAACGCAGGCCGATAATTGTCAGGCAACGCACGTTCACCACCAGGTTCCATATCCTCAGCGATAGACACCGCGACCATCTGATCGATTGCATCCTGTTTCGTTGTGTGGCATCCGATAACTTCACCATCTTCTTTGATGGTTGCCCACCCAGAACAATCTGGTGATTTGTCGGTAATGAAGTAAGGCATTACGGAGTGATGAGAGTGAACGCTACTGCGTGACCTGTTTTGGTTGATACCGCATACATGCTTTGTCCTGGGTACATGGCAAAGTCTTCTGATGAACTTTTCTGCAACGCATGTCCAGCGTTAACAACGATTGTTGCGCCACCGATAAAGATTGTGTCGGTGTTGTCAAGATTGCTGACATGCAATGAACCTGGGTTCACTCCGCCGTGTGTGATGAGTGTGGCGGCTGTGCCGACCGTGATAGATCCGTTTGTCATTGGCATGATTGTTACCTCAGAGCATCAATAGTAGTTCAGCGTCATCTTCCAAGATGCTGAATGTGATAGTGCTTGTCGCTTGTGCTTGCATCCCTGTCAACGATGTTGACGCAACCGCATATCGTCGTTTCGGTTCAATGACTGGTATCTCCACGACTGGCTCGATGACGGGTTCAATCTTTTTGCGTGGTGTCGTTGAATAGACTCTGCGACCGCCAGATGGTTTTGGTGTCGGTTCAGGTGCTGGTGGTGTCGGTATCGAATCAACTGTGGCGACTAGACCGCCGAGGCTCGCTGTCGCGATGGCGTTCTGTTTGACTGCCGTGACAGCCGAAGCGGCAAGACCGCCGAGGTCAGCCGACGCGGTTGCTGATAGTGCAACTGTGGCAGTGGCCGAAGAAACAAGACCGCCGAGAGTTGCTGACGCTGTTGCCGGTAGAACAACTGTTGCGGTCGCTGTGCTAGATAGTCCGCCAAGTTGTGCTTCGGCTGTTGCTTCAGTTGTAACGATGACTTGTGCAACTTCAGCAACAAGTTCACCGAATGACGCTGAAGCCGTAACTGAATGTGCGACGCTCGCTGTCGCGCTTGCTGATAGTGCGCCTAGCGTCGCTGTGCCTGTCGCTGTGGTTAGCCATTCAACACCGTTGAGAACATCTGTGCTGTTGAGTTTGCTGGTGTCAAGAATGAACGCCGAACCATCCAACCCATAGGTAGCGTCGTTGAGTTCGCTCGTGTCGAGCAGGAATCTTTTGACCGCCATCGCGGCCTACTAACTAGCGACGGTCAAAGATGCAGACAGATTGCCAGATGAGATTGTGTATGTGTCGCCTGCGGTGTAGGCGTTGCCTGTGATCGTGCCGGAGAACAAGAAGTTGCCCGCACTTATGTTGTCCCAAGCGGTGAAGTGTGTTGCGTCCTGCGAACCTGCGATATTCGTCCAACTGATATCGGCATCCGATGTGATCGCACCGTTTGACGCCGCACCGAACGAAACAGATTTGCGTGTCGTCTCGGTCGCAGCGTTCGAAGTACCTGCTGCACCAGGATCACCGACATGAAGTTTGATGTAAACAGTCGCAACCGAATACGAGGTTGCGTTACCGAGCGCATCAAGAAACGAGTTGCAAAGATAAGCAGATAAACCTGTAGCCATTACTCTTCAACCCTTTCGGTGATAGTCAAGATTCTACCTTCGGTGTCACGTTCAACTGTGCGG